GGGAGGGCAACCACCCGCGCTCGGAGGTCAACTCGGGTGTCGTCTCGGCGCTGATTCATGGGACGTCGTTCCTGGTGAACACCCGCGGCGGTGCTGGTGAGACGTCGGGGCTGATCCATGTCAAGGATGCACTGAGTGCTACGGGGACGTGGAACGCACGTAAGCGTGCCCTTGATGACCTGTTGTCGATCACGGGTCGGGACGCGGAGGGCAAGGTCAACAGCCTGGTCCTGTACCTCGACGGCGTGACGATCACGGCGGAGCGCGACTCGAGCGGTTGGTCGGCTGACCCGCGTGACCACACGTTTGGCGTGCCAGCTGAGCCGCTGGTGTACCGGCCACGTGTGGGTCGCCCGTTCGGGTCCTCCCGGATTTCTCGCCCTGTGATTGCGTTGCAGGACGCGGGTCTGCGTGAGTTGATCCGGCTCGAGGGTCACATGGACGTGTACTCGTTCCCCGAGCTGTGGATGCTTGGTGCGGATGCGTCGATCTTCAAGAACCCTGATGGGTCGATGAAGCCTGACTGGCGGATCATGCTGGGCCGGGTGAAGGGCATCCCGGATGATGAGGATGCGGCGAACCCGCGGGCCGATGTGAAGCAGTTTTCGGCGTCGTCGCCTGAGCCTCACCTGGCGGCGTTGAACGCGTTCGCGAAGCTGATGGCACGTGAGTTGCAGTTGCCGGATACGGCGCTTGCGATCACGGATGTCAGTAACCCGACGTCTGCGGAGTCGTATGACGCGTCGCAGTATGGCCTGATTGCGAAGGCTGAGGCTGCGACGGACGACTTCACGCGGCCGATTCGGCGGGCTCTGGCGCGCGCTTTGGCGATGCAGAACGGTCTGACGTCGGTTCCTGCGGAGTGGGCGTCGATTGACGCGCAGTGGCGTAATCCGCGGTTCCTGTCTCGTGCGGCGCAGGCTGATGCGGGGATGAAGCAGCTTACGGCGGTGCCGTGGCTTGCTGAGTCTGAGGTTGGCCTGGAACTGCTCGGGTTGGACCGTCAGCAGATTGACCGGGCGATGGCGGACAAGCGGCGGCTGGCTGGTCGTGGGGTGCTTGAGTCGATTCGGGCGGCTAATGCTCAGCGCGCGGAGGTGACGGCTGGTGCCGTCGACTCTGGAACTCCGTGAAGGAGTCAACGGTTTAGCCCTGATCGCGGCTACGGATCTTGACGTCTTGTGGCGGCAGATCGCGTCGGCCGATGAGGCACGTGACGCGTTGCAGGACGTCCTGCCAGGCCTTGTGGACGTGTACGGGGCGGCTGCGGCGGCGTTCGCGGCCGACTGGTACGACGACCTCCGTGACGAGGTGAATGCCCCACTTCGGTTCACGGCGGTGCCGGTTGAGGTTCCTGACACGGGTGCTGAGGCGCTGGCGCGTTGGGGTATCGGGCCGTTGTTCGCGGCTGAACCGGATTGGGCGTCCGCACGGACTCTGGTTGCCGGCGGTTTGCAGCGGCGTATCGCGGATCAGGCTCGGGCGACCATCACCGGCTCGAGCCTGTTGGATCCGTCTGCGGTCGGGTGGCGACGTGTGGGTGATGGTCACTCGTGCGAGTTCTGCTCGATGCTGCTTGGTCGTGGCGCCGTGTACACGTCTGAGTCGGTGAAGTTCCGGTCTCACGATCACTGCGGTTGCAGTGCTGCGCCCGAGTGGCGCAACTGATCTTCCCCGCATCAGTGGGGGTTACGCCCACGCGCAGCGGTCAATGCGCGGTCGATGGAGGAACAAGTGAGCGAGTCCGCACCCGAGGGCACGTCCGAGCAGCCGAATGACGGCGGTAACACCAGCGGGTTCACGCCCCCCGCGTCCCAGGTCGAACTCAACCGGATCATCAGTGAGCGGGTGAGTCGTGAGCGGGCTAAGTACGCCGACTACGAAGACCTCAAGAGCAAGGCTGCTCAGATCGCCGAGGCGAACGAGAAGGCTGCCCAGGCGGAAGTGTCCGTGGCAGAGATCCCCGCGAAGGTTGCAGGTGTCCTCCGGGACCACCTGGTTGCCCTGCATGGGATTGAGAAGGACGACGCTGATCTGTTCCTGACCGCGAATGACCCTGAGTTGCTGCTGAAGCAGGTGCAGCGGCTGGTTGGTCGCGGCACAGGTAACGCAACTCTGATTGTGCCCCGTGAGGGCAACCACACGTCTGCCGCGGAGAGTAGTGAGCGCGAGTTCACGCGCAACCTCTTTAGCGGCGACTAACCCCCGAAAGGAGACCGGCCGTGGCCGTTCTCGGTACCAGCAATATCACCCTTCCCAAGAACATCGCCGCCGGCCTGTTCTCCAAGGCCACCACCGGGTCCGCTGTGACGCAGCTTTCCGGTGCTGAGCCGCAGCAGTTCGGTGAGGTCACTCACATGACCCTCACTGGTCGCCCTCGCGCCGAGTATGTCGGTGAGGGTGCGCAGAAGTCGTCCACCACCACGACGTTCGGCACGAAGGTTGTGACCCCCCACAAGGTGCAGGTCACGCAGCGGTTCAACGAGGAGGTCCAGTGGGCCGATGAGGACTACCAGCTCGGTATTCTCACGACCCTCGCGAATGAGGGTGGTCTGGCTCTGGCGCGCGCCCTTGACCTGGGTGTGTTCCACGGCATCAACCCGCTCACCGGCAACGTGATCGCGTCGATCGTTGCGGGTGACCGGATCGCGTCGACCACGAACGCTGTCGAGCTCACCACGGGCACCCTGGGCACCCCGGACATCGTGCTTGAGCAGGCTGCCGGCCTGATCATCTCGGACGGTTACCAGCCGAACGGGATCGCGTTCGATCCGACCTACGCGTGGACGATCGCTACGGCTCGTTACGCGGATGGCCGGAAGAAGTACCCGGAGTTTGGTTTCGGTGCGAACGTGGGTGCGTTCGAGGGTCTAAACGCGGCGACGTCGTCCACGGTGTCCGGCACCCCGGAGGCGTCGGCGAACACGAACATCAAGGCGATCGTCGGTGACTGGTCCCTGCTGCGGTGGGGTGTTCAGCGCCGGGTTCCGGTCGAGCTGATCAAGTACGGTGACCCGGACGGTCAGGGTGACCTCAAGCGTCAGAACCAGATCGCGCTGCGACTCGAGGTTGTGTACGGGTGGGGGATCATGGACCTTGACGGGTTCGCGAAGGTCACTGACGCGGTGGCGAACGTCTGATGGCCCGCCTGATCCACTCGGAGACCGGGGTTGTCGTGAACGTGGCCGACGAGAAGGTGGAGCGTTTCGACGCTCTCTGGTCGCCCGTTGATGAGCCGAAGAAGCCGACGACCCGTAAGGCTGCGTCGTCCAACTCGAGGGACTGAACAAATGGTGGCTCCGAAGGTTCCACCGGGTTTCCGTAAGGCGTCCGGCGGCAAGTCGGCGTCGGCGTCGAGCAACGCTGGCCCGAACATCAGCAACAAGCGCGGCAAGAAGCTGACCAACAAGGGCGGCGGGAAGCGTTACAACCGCGACTCTAAGGGTCGGTTCGACTGATGCGTGGAGGGGGTGGCTCGTGGCTGCTGTGTCATTGACGCCGGCTGATCTGGCGCCGTTCGCGACCATTGACGAGGCGAAGGCCGCGGCGATGATTGAGGACGCGTTGGCGCTGGCAGCCCGGGTCGCCCCCTGCATCACTGACCCGACTTTCACGCATGAGGCTGCTGCTCGTGCTGTCCTCCGTGCCGCGATCCTGCGGTGGCATGAGGCCGGCACGGGTGCGTTGCAGCAGCAGACGGTCGGTCCGTTTGGTCAGACGTTCGACACGCGGCAGACGCGGAAGTCGATGTTTTGGCCGTCTGAGATTGTGCAGCTTCAAGACCTGTGCCGGACGGGTGAGGAGCAGTCGGGTGCGTTCGCGGTTGACACGGTTGGTGTCGGCACGGGTGGGCATTCGGACATTTGCGCGCTGAACTTTGGTGGCCTGTATTGTTCGTGCGGGTATGAGTTGACCCGCCTGTTCCCCCTGTACGAGTGATCGTGTTTGGGGAGAGTGTTACCCGGGTCCGCCGTGAGGTGGTCGGGGAAGACAGGTATGGGAACCCGCGGTTCTCGGACGCAGTGACGGTCGTAGATGGCGCAGCGGTTGCCGACCCGGCTTTCGCTGAGCCGGCCGAGGTGGGCCGGTCAAGTGTAGTGGCGGACCTCGTCATCATGTGGCCGCACAGGACAGTCGACGGTCGCGACGATGACGCGTGGATTGTCCGTGGCGTGAAGTATGAGTCGATTGGTCCGGCGTTTCCGTGGGTGAATCCGTGGACGCATGAGACGGCCGGGACTGTGGTGCGGTTGCGGGCGGTGACTGGCTGATGGCACGCACCGATATTCGGCTGAACCATGGGCAGATGGCGCGGCTGCTCAAGTCGGACCAGTTGCGCCCGGGTCTGCGTGCGGTTGCGGAGAAGGCGGCTGCTCGAGCTCGTGCGAGTGCCCCTGTTGAGTCGGGTGAGTACCGGGCGGGTATCCGTGTGGTGTCTGACACGACGGACCGTGCGGTTGAGCGTGTAGTTGCGACTGCCCCGCATTCGGCGTTGATTGAGTCGCAGACGGGGAACCTCAAGCGTGCGTTAGGACGGTGACCCGTGGCTGGTAAGCCCGCGATCCTTTTCGCTGACACGGCGATGTGGGGGACGTCGTACCTGCGTGGTCGGCTTGCTGCGAGGGATGAGCCGTACACGGAGGGTGTGACGGTTCGGACGCAGAAGCCGTCCGCGTCGAACACCGACCCTGCCCCGACGTCGGGGCGTGTGGTGACGATCCGGGACGATGGTGGCCCGCGGTCGGATGATGTGACGAAGACCGTCAGCCTGGGCGTGAACGTGTGGGCTGACGATGAGGGCGACTGTGCCGACCTCGCCCTGATGTGCGCGGCGATCCTCGAGGCGTCCCCCGGCGCCGGCCCTGTGCTTACGCATGAGGCGACCCTTGGCCCGTACCCCATTGCGGATGCGTCTGCTAAGCCGCACCGCTACCTGTCCGTCGACCTTCTGGTCGCCGGTTCACCCCTGTAACAACTCGCCCTGGGAGGGCAAATCATGGCTGTT